CCTGCGGATCGACCGAGGTGGTACTGTGAGCCCGGTCCAGATCCACGTGGAGTTCAATGACCTCTACATGCGGCACGTCGCCACGCTGGGCAGCGGTGATCCTGAGGACCACGCGCCGTGGGCGTGGGGCCACACCGAGAAGAAGGCCATCGACGAGCTGCTGGCCCTCGAGAGCCTGCCGCAGGACACGCCCTACGTTCTTTGCTAAACTGGCCCCAAACGCGCTGCAAGATGCGCTGAAGGGGTACAAATGGCAACTGGTAAGAAAGTAGGCAGGCCCAAGGGCACGTCGCCCTACGCGAACAAGGAGCAGATCAAGACTGATCTGGTGGCGTGGATTGCGCAGGGCAAGACGCTGCGTGAGTTCTGCCGCCAGAAGGGCATGCCGAGCAACACAGTGCTGTACGACTGGGAGCGCGAGGACGCGGAGTTTGCCTCGCGCATCGCGCACGCACGCGAAACGGGGCACGACGCCATCGCCGATGAGTGCGCAGCGCTTGCGGATACGGAGCCGCTGGCCGTGTTCGACGAGCAGGGCAACAAGCGCTACGACCCCGGCAGCATCGCGTGGCGCAAGAACCAGATCGAGACGCGCCTGAAGCTGCTGGCCAAGTGGAACCCGCGCAAATACGGCGACAAGACGGTGCTGGCGGGCGACCCTGATGCCCCGGTGAAGATTGCCGTGGACTTCGTCACGTTCGACGCAATGCTCTCCAACCTAGAGCTGCTGCGCCACGATGGGCAACCTAGCTGACTTGCTGCGCGACCCGAAAGTGCGGGCGCAGTATGCCAAGCTGCCCGTCGAGCACCGCACCGCGTTCGATTGGCGCGCCAAGTGGCTGCTGGCCGCGCACAAGCACCAGCTCGAACCACCCGGCACGTGGTGGAATATCCACCTGATGGTCGCGGGCCGTGGCGCGGGCAAGACGCGCGCGGCGGCCGAGAACCTCGGCTGGTGGGCATGGCAGAACCCCAACACCCGGTGGCTGGTGTCGGCCCCGACATCCAGCGACCTGCGCGCCACCTGCTTCGAGGGCGATAGCGGGCTGCTATCGGTGATCCCCCCGGTGCTGATCAAGGACTACAACAAGTCGCTGCACGAGCTGGTGCTGGTCAACGGCAGCCTGATCAAGGGCATCCCGGCGTCCGAGCCCGAGCGCTTCCGTGGCCCGCAGTTCCACGGCGGGTGGCTGGACGAGCTGGCCGCGTGGGACTACCTGCAGGAATCGTGGGACATGATCATGTTCGGCATCCGGTTGGGCCAGCGCACCAAGCTGATCTGCTCGACCACGCCCAAGCCCAAGGACGTGGTGCTGGACCTGATCAGCCGCGAGGGCGACGACGTGGTGATCACGCGCGCGTCGACCTACGCCAACATCAAGAATTTAGCCCCATCGTTCCAGAAGCAGATCCTGCAGTACGAGGGCACGAACCTCGGACGGCAGGAGATCCACGCCGAGATCATCGACCCCGAGGAGGGCGGCATCGTCCACCGCGACTGGTTCCGGCTCTGGCCGGACGGCAAGCCCTTTCCCCGCTTCGAGTACGTCATCCAGTCCTACGACTGCGGCTACAAGGACAAGGAGGCCAGCGACCCGACTGGCAACATCACGCTGGGCGTGTTCAAGCCGCTGGACGGCGGCATGTGCGTGATGGTGATCGACTGCTGGCAGGAGAAGCTGACCTACCCCGACCTGCGGCCCAAGATCATCGACGAGTACGAGACCGTGTACGGCGAGGGCAAGGAGAAGAAGCGCGTGGACCTGCTGCTGGTCGAGGACAAGGCGGCGGGCATCAGCCTAATACAGGACCTGCAGCGGGCCGGGCTGCCGGTGCGCGGCTACAACCCGGGCAAGGCCGACAAGAGCCAGCGGTTATCCATCGTGGCCAACATCATCAAGGCCGGGCGCGTCTGGGTGCCGGAGTCCAGCGTGCGCAAGGGCTACGTGCGGGACTGGGCCGAGGGCATGGTCAGCCAGATATGCAGCTTTCCCAACACGGCGCACGATGAGTACGTGGACTGCATCAGCCAAGCCCTGCGCTTCTTGCGCGACGCGGGCTGGATCAGCATCGACTTCCCCAAGGAGTGGGTGGACGAGGACGACTACATTGACGCGGGCCAGCGCAACCGCGAGAATCCGTACGCCGCGTAGAATGCGCGCCAAACCCTACCCAACCACCCGCCATGTCACCAACCACCGAGGCGCAATATGACACAGCACAAGAAGGCCCCTTCTGGCGCGTCCGTCCACGCGGCGTTAAAACGAGCGGCACAGATCAGCAAAGCAATCGAGCACAAGCTGGGCAAGGCACCCAAGCTGCACCCGGATCATCACGAGGCGCAGTTCCGCAACCACTTGCGGATGCGGACATCCGCGAAGTAATCCGCAACAAGACCGGGCTGGCGCACAAAGCTGCCGACGCCTACAGCCGCCAGATGTTTGGCAGGCCGTACGCCCCGATTGAGAACAGCGAGAGCTCCCTGCGCAAGCAGGCACCCATCGGGCAGGCGTTCAACCTCGCGGCCACCGGCAGCCCAGAGTACAAGCAGGCCGTGTTCGAGGCGTACCAAAAGCACTTGCCCGAGGCCATTCACGCCAAGGACTACGACGACCTGCTGGCCCAAGCCTACCGGCAACTGGCCCACGAGACCAAGCAGCAGTTTCACAGCCTGCCCATCAACATGAGCTTCCACCGCAACGGTGAAGGCAACTACAACAGCAGCAAAGAGATGCTGGCGGACATCTACAACAACCGCCACCTCAATGTGTTCCAAGGCGGCGACCGCCATGACTTTCTGCACGAGGTCGATCCGCAGACCGGCCTCAACACCAACGAGATGTTCCGCGCGGTCCACGACTTCTACGGCCACGGCGTGCATGGCAATGAGTTCGGGCCAAAGGGCGAAGAGAAGGCATGGGCGGCGCATTCCGCCATGTACAGTCCGCTGGCGCGCGCGGCCATGACCGCCGAGACACGTGGCCAAAACAGCGTGGTTAACTACACCCCGCTCAATGCCGAGATCAAAGCCGCCGTGCGCGATCTGGACGAGAAGGCGTACCACGCCAAGCGCAAGGGCCGCGACGACCTAGCGCAAGAAGCGCTGGACGCCAAGAAGGACCTGCTGTCCAACCATTTTCAATACGCCCCGCAGACAGCGGTGCTGCTGCCGCCCGAGATGAACCGGGGCGACTATGCAGGCGGCGTGCCCGCATACCTACGCCGACTGGTCAAGCCCAAAAACCCGGCCAGCGCCGAGCTGACGCATTTCAGCAACAACCCAAGCCTAGTTCAGACCGATCCGCGCTACTACGGCACGGGCATCAAGGGCCGGGAAGAACAGCGGCTGGCAGAGCCCGGCGCGATCCGCAACCGGACGCATTTCTACGTCGGCAGCCCCGAGCGTGGTGAACCCGGCCTTGGGCCGCACCGCTACACCGCCCAAGCCAATGACTTGTACGACGTGGCAGCGGACCCGGACAAGCTGCACCGATTGGCCAAAGAACATAATGTCACCCCGTGGACGGCCAAATACAATCAGGGCATCGCTGACCCGCAAACCGCGTTCAGCGACCTAGAGCGCATGGCGCACGAGCACGGCTATGGCGGCATACTCCAACGCAACACAGGCATGCCCATGGCGGCAGTATTCGGCGCGCTGCCGGTAAGAAAGGTGTCATCGTGAAACTGTCAATCGAGCAGATGTTGCGTGAGCTGATGAGCCGGACTCGGCATCTAAAAGGCGGGGGCCAGCCGGAAGATGACAGCGACGATATTGTTGACAGCCCCCGCGTGGCCGCCGCCAAGGCAGCGCTAGACCCCAAAACCCAAACCGTCAACAGCCCCCAGCGCAACGCGTTCCCCGGGATATACAAGCGCCCGGACGTGATTGCCAAAGAAGCAGCCGCCCGCGTAGAGCCGGAAGACCCGTCGCTCAAGCGCTTGTTTGGCGTCACCCGCGAGGACTTGTTTCAGATGGGCAAGGGCCGTAAAGGCAACCTGCCGGGCACCTTGCCCGGTGCCGCAGCCAAGCCGCGAGGATCAGAAGCCGCCGCCAAGGTGATGACGTCTAGGAACGAGCAACGCCTTCTTGACGTGCTGGGGGAGGCAGAAAAGTATCCCGCGTTGATCCAAGGCATGGACCCGTGGTACATCATGGACCCGGCGTTCCAGCGCATGGCACAGCTTATCGGCAAAGAAAACGCTATACGCGAGTACGACAAAATGAATCACCTGACGGGAATGGCGTCCCCGTCCAGCGAGGTCATGACGGAGATTCCACGCGGGACAGCGGCCTACATGATGAGCACGCAAGGGCGCTTTGCGGATTTTCTAAAGCACGCCGGTAAAGCCGAGGACAAGCGCACCCGCAGCTTCCCGGCAGACATCCGCAACGTGCCCGGCCACGCGTACCACAAAACCGCCCAAGCCGGGCCAATGGACAAGTACCTGACGTCCGGTGAAATGACCATGAAGACGCCAAAGGTGCCGCTTTACATCCAATCCAGCGGCGTGCCCGAGACTGGGTTTCAAACAGCAACTCCCGTTGGCGATGCGCACTGGAGCCGTGGCGTTGGTTTGGCCGATACCCGCAACCGCAAAATGGTCAAAGGCAAAGAGGCAATCCCCGGCGCAAGCGTGACCAACCCTGAGATGACCCTGCTTGCACCGTGGTGGCGTGAGCAGATTGCTCAAAAACTGGGCATTGAGTCAGTTCCTGCCCAAGCCCGTGCATGGGGCACGTTTGCACCGCAGACCGGTGTGGACACACCAATTGGCGCGGGCAAGCTAGAGCTATTAGCCCGCAACATCATGCTGACCGCGCATCGCCTTGGCGTCACGCCCGAAACCGCCCGCGACTTGCTGTTGACCGGCAAAGCCTACGCGGGAAAGGCGGAAGGCGGAGCCGTTGGCTACGCCGATGGCGGCGCGGTCGAACCGGATAAGGACACCATGCTGGCCCACCTGATGCTGCACAAGACGCCCGACTCGGTGAACATTAAAGACGTCGGCGTTAACGAGGCACCCGATCTGCCCATTAAGGCGTTCGTGTCGCCCAACGGTGGCAGCGGTGCGGGCCTGCCTATCGGCGGCGTGGACTTCCAGCCCCTGACACCCGGCAACCAAATGATGCCCATGCAACCCGGCCAGCCGCAGGGTGGCCTGCCGCCACCGCCCGGACAGCCGCCCGCGCCACCGCAAGGCGGTATGCCGCCCCCCGGAGCGCCCGGAGCACCGCCACCAAGGCCCAACCAGCCCCAGAGCAACATCCTGTCGTTGACGCCCCAAGGCCAAGCCATGCAGGCCATGCGCCCCAACCCGCAGGCCATGCCCCGCCAACCCGGTCCAGCCATGCCTCGCATGGCGCGCGGCGGGTCCACCCACGACATCCAACTGACGGAGCGCAAGTTGTGAGTTTCTATTCCCCTATTGACCGGCTGGCCCAGACCCTGCCCCGTCCCAAGGGGACCGGCGCGGAGTTCATGACCGAGTTGAGCAAGATGCCCGGCTACAAGGCGCAGGAGGCCGAGGACCGTGGGCTACAGGCGCTGATGAACCTGCCCAAAATGGAGCGGGCGCAGTTCTTGGCCAAGCTCAAAGCCCATCGCGGCCCGCCGGTTGAAGAAAGCACGTTTGCTAAAAGCATTTTGCGCAACCCCGGCTTGAACGTAGTACCCGGCGAAGACACGCACCACGAGCAATGGACACTGCCCGGCGGAACTAATTACCGCGAAATTTTGCTCAAACACGGAGACCCCAAAGAAGAGTTTCCCGGTGAGCCCGCGCACTTTGGCGGTGAGCCCAACATACTGGCCAGCATCCGGGCCAAGGATCGCGTGGGACCCAATGGCGAAAAGATTTTGCACCTTGAAGAAATTCAATCCGATTGGCACCAGCAAGGGCGCGAAAAGGGCTACAACGATCCGAAGGAAGTAAACGGGTGGAAGGTTGTCAGCGTAGACCCAGATAATCCAAATGAGATTGCCGTGGTTGATAAAAATGGCAAAGAAGTGTGGTCTGGCTTAAACAAATTTGGTACAGACCGGCAAGTCATTAGCAAAATTGCATCGCAAATGTTGGTGCCCGATGCCCCGTTCAAAAAGAACTGGCACGAGCTGGCGCTCAAAAAGATGATTCACCACGCCGCCGCCAACGGCTACGACTCCATCGCCATAACCCCGGGGCAAGAGCAAGCGGATCGGTACGGGCTGGCCCAGCATATTGGCGTGTTGTCGTATGACCCAGAACGACAACATTTTGCTGCGTTCAAACCAAACAGAGAAACGGCTATGCACGAGCACGGGGCAACACCTGAACGCGTGTCTCAACTGGTGGGTAAAGAGTTGGCGCAAAAGTTAATGGCCTCGCCCAGACAAGGCGGTTTTCATTACCTTGAAGGCGACGACATCAAGGTCGGCGGTGAAGGCATGAAGGGCTTCTACGACAAGATCGTGCCCAACTTCCTGAACCAGTTTGGCAAAAAGTACGGCGCAAAGGTCGGGCAGGTAAAGATCCCGGGGCACCCATCGCAACGAGGCGATGCGTCCGAGGCGCTTGGGATTGCGGGCACAAGGTTTGCGGACATGACGCCTGAACAAATCACCGCGTTCAACTAAAAGCTGGACGACTACAACACCAAAACCTTGCATCACTTTCCCATCACCCCAGAGATGCGCGAGGACGTGGTGAAGAACGGCGTGCCGCTGTACGCCAAGGGCGGCGGGGTTGAGGTCAAGCCCACGGTGAAGGACGAGACAATCCAACGCAAGATTTCCGAGATGGAAAAAGCGGCCAAGGCCCTGCAAGCCGGGACCATCACCCGGGCGCAGTACGACAAGGTAGTCAAGCAACACAAGCCCGTAAAACCCTACGAGTTCGTGCCGCAACCCGCCACGGACAAGGACGCAGAACGTGCGCTGATGGCCAACAAGAAGGCGCAATGGCGCGGGCACGAGCAGTGGCCCGCTGGCCGCAAGGTCGGATTGCGTTTGGACATCCCGGCGTACGAGAACCACGGCGTGTGGGTTAATTCCATCCACGACGAAGAGGGCAACGGCGAGGACAAGTACCCGACCGCGTACAACTCGGTGTCATCGGTAAAGAACGCCACGTTCGACGCCAAGCCGGAAAAGGCTGTGCGCGTGGCCACTGGTGAGCAAAACAAGTCACCCTTTGCCCGCATCCATGGTGAGCTGCACCACATGACCGAGGACGAGGCCGTGGAGCACATGAAGGCCCACTTGAACCACCCGGACTACGTGCAGGTTGGCATGGACCCGCGCAGGCACGGCTACTTCTATGACCGCAAAACCATGAAGCCAATCACCCATTCTGCCCACGTGGTGCAGATTGGCCCGCTGGTATTGGCGCACAAGCCCACCTACGGCAAGCGCGAGACCTACGCCAAGGGCGGCGAGGTTTCACGTGAAACGGCAATGGGAATTAACGTCCGGTCGGACAAGAAGGCAAACCTGCAATACGCCGATCTGATTGTCGATGGCCAAAAGACATACGAGTCCCGCAACGGCGACACGCTGCGCCCCTATGTTGGCAAGCGGGTGTCGATAGTGCGCACTGGAGACGGCCCGGCCAAAGCCATAGGCGCGGTCACTGTCGGTGAGCCCATAGTCGTGGACCGCAAGAAATTTCGCAAAATGGAAAAACAACATCTGGTGCCCGAAGGATCGGCATTTGATATTGCCAGCGGAACCAAGCACCTGTACCCGATGCACGAGCCAGAGCGCTATGAGAGCGAAAGGGACGTTGGCCACGGCATTGTGGCGCGCAAGGTCCACATGGCCGACGGCGGACCCGTGCCGCCTCTGCGTCCACTGAGTCCACAGCTTGCTGCCTTGCGTGAGCAGATGGCCCAGCAGTCCGCGTTGCACAAGGCGTACAACGAGGCCATGACCTACGTCAACACCAACCAGATGCCGACTTTCAAAGATTGGGTGGCGTCGCAGGGCAAGGCCAAGGGCGGCAGCATCAAGCCGGTCGGCTACACTAAAGAGCGAGTTACAGTTTCACCAAGCCTAGACTCCATGAAGTACGAGCTGATGAGCGTGAAGCGTTACACCAAAAAGGTTAAATAATGGCAGAACAAGACGACCTAAACGACCCCGAGCTGAACAAAGACGGATCGGCGGACGTTGAGCTGCCCGAGGACGTGTCCGACGTCGTGGAGATGCCCGACGGCTCTGCCGTGGTGAGCATGGAGACCACCGGCCCGGAAGAGTCGCCTGACTTTTATGCCAACATGGTCGAGACCATGGACAGCTACGAGCTGAACAGTTTGGGCATGCGCTACGTCAACCTGCTGGACAAGGACAAGAACGCCCGCGAGGAGCGCGACAAGCAGTACGAAGAAGGCATGAAGCGCACCGGGCTGGGCAAGGACGCACCCGGCGGAGCCAACTTTTACGGCGCATCCAAGGTGGTGCATCCGGTCATGGCCGAGGGCTGTGTGGACTTTGCATCCCGCGCCATCAAGGAGCTGTTCCCGCCGGACGGCCCGGTCCGCACCAAAATAATTGGCGAGGTGGACGACTTGAAAACGCAGAAGGCCGAGCGCAAGC